GCCATCGACACAACCTGGGGGCGCTCATCGACTCCCAAGACAGCGTCGTACGCAGTAAAGTTCACGATCTTGGGCGGAGACCGCCTGCTCGTGTCATATCAGGTCATCACTAACTTCGCATCGGAGAAAGAGATGATCATGATGAAGAGAGGGTGCCTAGAAGAGTCGAAAGACGTCATCGCAGCTCACCTCTCTGCAGTCAAGTCCGTCTACAAGGAGCTGACAGGAAGCGCTCTCAAGACTAAGGAGCAGGGCGCTTCTGATTCTCTCGAGATCATCGGCTTCGCAGTTCACAATCCCAAGAGGACAGCGTACTACAGGAGGAAAGTCATCCTGGAGATTGCATGAGTCCTCCCAAAAATTTGTCGCGCCAGCAGCAGGTCTCTGAAATCCTGAAGTGCGGCAAAGATCCCGTCTATTTCATCAACACGTACCTAAAAATCCAGACGACTGAGCACGGTCTTGTCGACTTCAAGACGTTTGACTTCCAGGACAATTGCATAGCCGAATTCGAGAAGCATCGGCTCAACATCGTGTTGAAGGCACGTCAGCTTGGTCTGTCTACAGTCACGGCAGCATATGCGCTGTGGATGGCGCTCTTTAAGAAGGACAAGAACATCCTTGTCATTGCAACTAAGCTTCCGACCGCTGTCAACTTCATCAAAAAGTTGCGCGTCATGCTGGAGAACATTCCATCATGGCTTTTGCTGACGAAGTTTGAGATCACCAAACAGGAGATTCGATTCACCAACGGCTCTACTGTCAAGGCGATTCCGACTTCCGAGGACGCGGGTCGTTCTGAGGCACTCTCTCTGCTGATTATTGACGAAGCTGCGTGGATTAGAGACTTTGACGAGATCTGGACGGGTCTCAAGCCAACTCTGTCAACCGGCGGCGCAGCAATCATCCTGTCTACGCCAAACGGTGTTGGAGGACAGTACTACACACTGTGGGTCAATGCTGTCTCTGGAGCAAATGGATTCAACCCCATCAAGCTGATGTGGGATGTCCATCCCGACCACGACGAGGAATGGTTCAAGAAAGAGACTGCGAACATGTCAAAGATGAAGGCCGCCCAGGAGTACCTGTGCGATTTCATCTCCTCGGGCGACACATTTCTGCAGGCATCTGATCTAGAGAAGGTCAGAGACTTGATTGCTAATCCTGTCGAGATGACAGGACCACAGAACGGCGTGTGGATCTGGAGACGCCCACAGCATGACAAGCGGTACGTTCTATCTGCTGACGTTGCTCGAGGCGACGCGTCTGATTTTTCGACATTCCACATCATCGACTACGAGACGTGTGAGGTCGTTGTAGAGTACATGGGAAAGTACCCAGCAGACAAGCTGGCCGATCTGCTGGCAGAGTATGGCAAGAAGTACAACAATGCGCTGATCTGTCCCGAGCAGAACGGATTCGGCTACTTCACGTGCAAGCGTCTCCTCGAGCTCAGGTATCCAACTCTCTATTACCAGAACTCAATGGGAGATCCGTTTGCATTTCAGCAGCCCGCTCCCGATGCTGTCCCAGGATTCTCAACCCAGACCAAGACGCGCGCCCAGATCCTGACAAAGCTCGAGGAGCTGTTCCGAAACGGAATCGTCAAGTCTTATTCACAGCGGCTGTATGATCAGCTTCTATCGTTCGTCTGGCACGGCAACAAAGCGTCTGCTATGAAGGGATTTCACGACGACCTTGTGATGAGTCTTGCCATCGGAACGTGGATTTGTCTCGGAGACAGCAAGTCGGATCAAAATGGGTATGACATGGCGATGGCCATGCTCAAGGCAACCACCCGCATGTCTTCATCAATTCATGAGCTGCCCGGCGGCATTGATCAGGTTCGGCCCGTCTTTAATGCTCAGCAGGCAATGTTCACGTCTGAGAATGTTCACAAGCCCCGGAGGCCCGAGGACGTCAAGCACATCTCGGTCTCAGATTTCTCGTGGCTCTTTCGGTGACGATATACCTATAGCGACAGAGGACCTCGCATGCCCAGAATCACACTGAACAAGATCAAGGAGATCATCCGTGAGGAGTTGCTTCGCGAGGGCGAAGAGCACCAGGCCGCCGTCGACATGGCAGATGCTTCTGCAAAGCTTCTCAAGGCACTTGAGGCTTTTGAGGAGCACGCAAGCGAGAAGCTAAAGTCTGATGTCCGCGCACACGTCGATGATCTCAAGCAGACGCTTGGACGCGTGGTCTCGTCCCCCATGACATATGTTGACGCGCCCAAGAAGGTTGTCACCCCCGCCAAGAAGGTTTCTTTCAAGCCAGACACCGGCGGCCTGGTGAAGTAAGATCACGCTTCGAAGGGCCGCGCCCACAATGGTTCGGCAAAGAAGATGGCTAAGAAAGAAGACAAGACTCTATTTCAGCGGTTGACTAGACTCTTCAAGAGTGGTCCGGTCGTTCGTCGTAAGCTGCGCAATCAAGACACGACGATTGCGGTTGCAGACAAGACAAAGAGCAGTGGAGCACTTCTCTTTCAAAAGTCTATGTCGCCCACGTATGCGACTATCACTGCAAATGCTTACAACCTGAGCGAGCGCCTGATGCGCTATCAGGACTTCGGCGAGATGGAGTACACTCCCGAGCTTGCATCTGCGCTTGACATCTATGCTGACGAGACTGTGGCGCAGGACGAGAAGGGAAGATCTCTCCACATCTACTCGGACAACGAGAAGATCAAAGAGACGCTTGAAGAGCTCTTCTACGATACGCTCAATGTAGAGTTCAACCTTCGTCCCTGGACTAGGAATCTCTGCAAATACGGCGATTTCTTTCTCTACAATGACGTCCATCCAGAAGAGGGTGTCATCAACGCATTTCCGATTCCTGTGAATGAGATCGAGCGTGAGGAGAACTACGATCCCAACGATCCCATGGCTGTCAGGTTTAGATGGATCACTTTGGGTAATAGGACTCTGGAAAATTGGGAAGTATCTCACTTCCGCCTCATGGGCAATGACATGTTCTTGCCCTACGGCTCTTCAGTCATCGAACCAGCTCGGCGCATCTGGCGCCAGCTCATTCTGGTTGAAGACGCCATGTTGGTTTACCGCGTGGTCAGAGCTCCTGAGCGCAGAGTCTTCTACATCGACGTCGCGAACATTCCTCCCGAGAATGTGCCCATGTACGTGGAGGAACAGAAAAAGAACCTTCGATCGAATCAAGTAATTGATCGAAGCACGGGAAGAGTCGATCTGCGGTACAATCCGCTATCTGTAGACGAGGACTACATTGTTCCCGTCAGAGGCGGAGACACGGGCACAAGGATTGACACGCTGTCGGGCGGTCAAAATACTGCAGCAGTCGAAGATGTTGCTTACATTCAGAAGAAGCTGTTCGCAGCTCTCAAGATTCCGAGAGCTTACTTGGGATACGATGAGGCTCTATCAAGCAAGGCAACTCTTGCCCAAGAAGACATTCGATTCTCTCGCACCATCAACGTTATTCAGAAGACGTTGATTACGGAGCTAAACAAGATTGCTATCATCCACCTCTATGCAAGAGGGTTTGACGCCGAGGATCTTCAGAATTTCACTCTACGACTTTCTAATCCCTCCACAGTTGCTCAACAGCAGAAACTTGAGCTTTGGCGCACAAAGTTCGAGATCGCTGGGTCAGCTCCCGAAGGTCATATGAGCAAGAACTTCATCCGCAAGGAGATCTGCGGCCTGAATGATGAACAGTGCCAGACGATCGATGATGAGCGCCTTCGTGAGAAGCTGATTGACGCTGCTATCGAAAATGCCAAACCCGACGACTCCGGAGCTGGAGGTGATGAGGGTGAAGACATGTTTGGCGGTGGAGAAGAAGGCGGCGATGAGGCCGGCGGTGAGGAAGCTGCTGCAGGTGGTGAAGAAGCTGGTGGAGAAGGTGGCGGAGAAGATCTCTTCGCAGGAGACGACGCTGAAGAGAAGGAGCCTCAGCTTGATCTCCTCTTGTCGTCAGATGATCCCGATGATGACGAAGATTATCCTGCCAAGATCACATCGAAGGACGGTGTTCCTGTCAAGGCTCAGTCTCAGCTTGACAAGGCTCGTTATGCACGTGCTCGGATCGACCACGGTGGAGCATCCAAGACTCACATGCCCGACATGAGTAAGATGCTGAGCCACAAATCCAAGTCGATGACAGATCCTTTCGATCAAGACTTTAGAGATAGCTACGTCAAGAACCCACTGGGTGAGACAAAGACATACGTCACAAGCGATATCGCTAATGCAGTAGCGAACATGTTTAGATCCAAGCGCTTCTCGGCTTTTACCGACAATCAGACGACCAAGACGAGCATTCTTGCTGAGTCAGCCGAAGAGCCTGCTGCTGATCTGAACGAGCATAGGACAGTACTGATCATTGACGACGATGACGATGGGAGCGAAGACACATGAGCGGCAAGAACCACAACAAGCGGAGGAACTCTCTACTCGTCTACGAGTTTCTCGTCAGGACTATCTCACGCGCTTTGGTCGAGGGTGACAAGAAGAAGTCCTCTGCAGCGCTCAAGATCTTGAAGAAGTACTACAAGCCTGGCACCAATCTTTACCGCGAATTCAGGCTTGTCAATGCGCTTGCAAAGACAACTGTCTCGTCAGAGCACGTCGCTGCTTCGATTCTTAAGGAGGCGCGTTCTGCCGCTATGAGCATCGATGCCAGAGAGCTTGATAGAGAGAAGTCGCTTCTCATCAAGAGCATCAATCACACGCTCAATGATGACAACTTCTACGATCAGCAGGTCTCTGAATATAGGTCGTATGCAACTCTTCAGCAGCTAGTCAACGAATGGAGAGAGACGCACAAGGATCTTGAGAAGCTTGCCTCATTTGAGGATCAACTCATGACCATGTTGACCACGCCAAAGATCGCAGAACCCGACAAGACGATGACCGAGGAATCTGCGGGAACCGCACGTCTTCTCATGAAGGTAATGACCAAGAAGCTCAATGAGAAGTATGCCGGCGTTCTTAGCGATCGTCAGAGAAACTTGGTGAAGACCTACGCACTGGCAGCTGCCACCGACAACAAGTCCATCGTTGAGAACAAGCTGTGCGAGATCAGAGATGCTCTCTTGCCTCTTCTCAACGAGGCCATCTCGTCTGAGTCTACCGGAGAGTTCCTAAAGAACAAATTGGTCGAGACGCAGGAAGTTCTGATGTCAGAGGATCTCGAGAACATCGACGATTCAACGATCACACGATTCATGTTGTACTCCAAGCTCCAGTCGGAGCTTGAGTCAAAGGAGTGAGAGATGTCCGCTGTTGATATGAAGCTTTTGAGCTCGTACGAGATTTTCAACTACACACCCGAGATGATCAAGGAGTCGCGCGAGAAGAACGGCGGCAAGATCATCATGAGAGGCATTCTTCAGAAAGCGGACATTCTCAATCAGAACGGACGCATCTATCCGCACGCGGTCCTAGACAGAGAGGTCCGAAACTATCAGAAATTCATTGCTGAGAATCGAGCGCTAGGTGAGCTGGATCACCCGGACTCTTCTGTGGTCAATCTAAAGAATGCATCTCACTTGATCAAAGAGGCCTACCTCGACGGTGGCGTCGTCTACGGCACGGTAGAGATTCTCAACACCCCCTCGGGCAGGATTCTTCAGGATCTCATTGAAGGTGGCGTAAAGCTCGGCATCTCGTCAAGAGGAGTGGGTTCTACCAAGAAGCAGGGCGACTATCAGCTAGTTCAGGACGATTTCCAGCTGATCTGCTGGGACTTCGTTTCTGAGCCGTCCACTCCCGGTGCATTCATGCTCCCAGAGGGAAAGACAATCAACTCTGCAGAGCTTAGAGCCATCTTCAACAAGTCAGACCGAATCGACAGAGTGGTCAACGACATCCTCGCCCTCAAGAAGGCTTGAGAACGATTCACAGTCGCAAAAGGTTGTAGCGGAGCAGGCTGATCATGGAAATTGTCAAGTACCCCACTGAGACCCTTCTTCAAACAAGCAAGCGCGTCGAGGATTTTGATGCTTCGCTTGCGTCTCTTGCAGACGCAATGGTCGAGACCATGTATGCCAACGACGGAGTTGGTCTAGCAGCCCCACAAGTTGGCAGGAATATTCGAATGATTGTCGTTGATCCATCCTCAGGACACAAAAAAGACAGTTTGCTGGTTCTCGTGAATCCTGTCGTGATGTGGAGATCGAAAGATGAGTCGACGCAAGTCGAGGGCTGCTTGTCGATCCCGGGCATGACCCGTGCAATTCCACGCCCAAGCGCAGTGACGATCGTATATCAGACTCTCACGGGAGCAGCACACGAGACAACGTTCGTCGGACCAACTGCACGAATCATTCAGCATGAGATTGATCACCTTGATGGCATTTTGATCAATAGCCAAAAAATCAAGGCAACATCAAGTTCCAAAACGAAAGAGGCGAGAGCATGAAGCTACGGAAGGCAGACCTCAAGGCTATCGTCAAGGAGTGCCTCGTCGAAATTCTGCAAGAGGGTTTGGCGGGAGTTCCTCTGATGGAGCGCAGAAATGTTCCTCGAGCAGTTGCGCCTGATACTGTTGATAGAACACGGACCGCGCCTTCTCCTCAGGCCCCGCCCGCTCTTGGCTCAATCACGCAGCAAATGCGCGAGACAATCAAACGTGAGGCTGGAGGAAATCGAATCATGGAAGAGATCTTTGCTCACACTGCAGCCACTACTCTTCCTGCGATGATCAGCAACGACAAGGCAGGTGTCTCGAAGGATCCTGTCACTCAGTTCGTAGACTCGGTCGAGCCCACACAAATCTTTGGAGAAGACGCTGCTGCCAAGTGGGCAGAGCTTGCTTTCATGAACGCTCCCCCAAAGAGTCGAGAATAACTTCACGTCCGTGATACTTAAAGCTGAGTCACAGCGAGGGAATATATGAAGCTCACTAGCGCGCTGCTCCGAAAGATCATTGAAGAAGAAGTCGGAAAGTTCGGCAAGCCCGAGACGACCGAGAAGAGAGCCAAAGAGACCGAAGAGGTCGACGCCGACGAGCTGGGTGACGACAAGGTCGCTGCCAAGCACATCGACTACTATAAGGCGCTCAAGATCGAGGAGACGAGAATTCGTCGTCGACTCAATAAGATCCAAGAGATCAAGAAGCGCATGTCTTCAAGGGCGCGATAAGGAGAACGACGATGGCAGGCGGAAAATTCCCGGGTGGTGGTCGGTACACAATCTATGTGGCTGACACATCCACGACGGCAAAGCAGACAAGGATCGCGACCCTTCGCAAGATGTTCAACGCGCGCGCTGGTGATCAGGGTGCCATCTACGGCAAGGTCGACGAGACCGACAATGGAGCCGCCGCTGACGTCGTCTCTGCAAGAGCAAAGGCTCTCTTTGCTGCAGGCGTCGGCGATGCTCAGATGTTCCCGACTCCTGTCAAGATGGATTACTCAGGAGCACCTGATCTCACAAAGCCACTGATCGGGGGAGCAGATGCTGCATCAGCTCCAGGCGGCCCCAGCAATCCATACGTTCCCAATCTATACTCTCCTGGACCCGCCCCTGGCTCAGATCAGACAGATACTGCCGGCGGAGCCCCCAAGACCAATGTCGTTCTTAAGGTAAATGACCCAATTCCGGTCGCGGACATCAAGCCGCTGTACGGAACTCCCGGAGACATTCCGCCCGAGGCCGTCGACGGAAAGGGAACGACATCCCCCAGCACAACTTCTTCCACGGTGGGAACAACATCAATTGGACATGTTCTCACGCCGGGTAAGTCCAGCAAGTGACAAGAGGATGAGATGACCAAACAACTCTACGAAGAGGCTCTTGCCGACGTCAAGAAGCTGCGTGAAGTCGCAGAGGGAAATGCGATGCGCGCTGTCTTTGAGGCCGTCACGCCTCGCATTAAGGATCTGATCGAGAACGAGCTTCTTCGAGAGCCCGGCCTTGATGGCGACCCAGACGATGAAAGCCTGCTCTTTGATGATGAGGCTGGACTTCCTGGAACGGACACAGCGCCTATGGTCCCTGCAGCTGTCGCATCTGCTGCACCTTTGCCCGGAACTTCAATGTCCGTTGGAATGCCGGGAGAATCTGTCCCAGAGACAACTCCTCTTGGAAGCAATCCTGGGATGACAGCCAGTACAGCTCCCATCACTCCGACTGCTGCAGGCGTCATGCCTTCATCGATGCCTGCTGTATCATTGGATTCGACCGGTGCAGCAGTCTTGGATCTCGGTCAGTTGACATCTGAGGAACAGCCACTTCCTCCGCTCGACGGTGAGCCTATGGACGAACTTCCTCCCGGTGAGGACGACGTCTATGAGCTCAGCTTTGAGTCAGCGGTAGCGCTTGGGGCAGTTCTATCGAACGTCGACAAGAGAGAGGCGCCTTTCGCTGCCAAAACAAAGAAACTTGTGGAAGAGACTCGCCGTCTGGTGACGGCGTCTAAGATGATCAAGGAATCTGCGGGCTATGCCAGCGTTATCGATTCGACTATTTCAAAAGTCGAGAATACGTATGCGTACCTTCAGGAGAATCTGACATCGTCCGCAAGGAAGAAGGATTACGAAAACGCCCTAGAGCGTTGCTTTCAGACTCTCAAGAAGCTCACGGAGCAGAACATGAACAAGACCGGAAAGAACAAGCTCAGCGAAGGAAAGCTGACCTTCACCATCGATGGCCTCCCGGATGACATCGAGGATTCGCTGGAAGGTCTCAACATCGAGATCGAGGCCCCGGCGGGCGAGGAAGGCGAAGAAGGCGGCGACGAGCTGGATCTCGGCGGCGACGAGGGTGGTGAGGGCGATGAGCTCGACCTCGGCGGCGATGAGGAAGGCGGAGACGACGGCGCTGAGCTGGATCTCGGCGGCGACGATGAGGACAAGATGGAGTCCCGCAAGCTGTCCGACGACACAATCGTCGAGATCAGCGAGTCAATGCTCCGAAGAGAGATCAGCCGCATGAAGGCTCTCCGCGAGGAGAAGGACATGCCCAAGAATGCTCCCAAGGGCCACGGCGCCGGCAAGGTCGCCAAGGGATTCCAGGAGAAGGATGAGGGTGACCCATTCGAGCATGGCAAGGTGACAACCGAGTCAGACGGCGCCGATGATGCTGATGACAAGAAGAAGGACCTCGATGAGGTCGACGGTTGCGTCGATGAGCTCGATGAGTACGACGGCATGGGTCAGGCAACTGATCACTCGAATGATGATGAGCAGACGAACAAGCAGAATAGAATGCCCGAAGCGTTCCGTCGTCGCCTCGCAGCTGAGCGCAAGCTCCAGGCTGAGGCTCGTGAGCGCGCCGCCTCCGCCAAGAAGCGCGGTCTTATGGGAATCTACGAAGTTCAGGCAAGAAGGTTCAACGAGTCTGTGGCTCGCGTGAATGCCATGAAGAGCCGCCTCGCAGAGGCGGGCAAGAAGGTCAGCCAGAATGGCTCCTCCACAGGGTCCGCGGAGAACCAGAAGCTCCGCGCAGAGTTGGCAGAAAAGAGTCTGTTCAACGCAAAGCTTCTCTACGCGAACAAGCTTCTCCAGAACGAGTCTCTCACCAAGCGCCAGAAGGCGGAGATGATTGAGCGGCTCGACGAGGCGAAGAACGACCGCGAGGTGAAGCTGGTGTACGAGTCGCTCGTGAAGACGCTGCAGAGCACCAAGAAGCTGTCGGAAGGCAGCGACCGTGCTCTTATCGGTTCGTCGTCTCGTGCATCGCGTCCCGCCTCAGCCACATCCAATCTCAACGAGAGCTACGAAGCCGATCGTTGGGCAAGGCTGGCGGGCATCATCAAGTGATGTGAACCCCCACCCAACTATATCGACTCAGGAGACAAGACAATGGCATCTAACAAGTTTTTCAGCCTCGAGCAGCTGGCTCAGGGCATTCGTGACAAGCACGTCGGCGCAGAGCGTGCACGTCTGACGGAGAAGTGGAGCCGCACGGGCCTCCTCCGCGGACTCGACGGCCAGAAGCGTGAGATGATGTCGCAGCTTCTCGAGAACCAGACGGCTCAGCTTCTCCGTGAAGCGAACGTCCTCTCGACGGGCGGCGGCAACGTCGTCGGCAGCGGCCAGATCCAGGGCTTCAGCAATGTCGCCTTCCCGATCGTCCGCCGCGTGTTCGGAGGCCTCGTGGCCAACGAGCTCGTTTCGATCCAGCCAATGAGCCTCCCCGCGGGACTCATCTTCTACCTCGACTACGTGTACGGCGGCGATGTTGGCAAGCCCACGGGCGCCACCTCTTCGACCTACACCCGCGGCCAGTCGCTGTACAACAGCCCGACTGGCAAGGGCATTCAGTCGTCGTCTCTCGGCGTCGGCGGTATGTACGACCTGGTGAACACGGGCTACTCTCGCGTCACTGGCTCGGCAATGGCTCTGTCCTTCACCGCAGTCGGCGCCTGGAAGGGCACCAACGGTGACACATGGACCTCGGGCGGCACCCTCGCCGCGGCCACCGACTTCAGCGGAACGAACGCTCGCTTCGCGAACTACGACAGCCAGGTGGAGAACGACCTCGCAGCGGGAACCCTCGACGCAGCATTCGCTGTTGTTGACATCTCGACTGCTGGATTTGCCAACATGGACAAGCTCGCTGCCAACCAGCTCGCTGTTCACGACGGCGTCGCCGGCCCTGGAACGGCTTGGGGTGAGACCTATCAGGTCGGCACCGGAATCCTGAACCTCCGCCGCACCAACGTGCGCGGTAACTGGAGCGCAGGAACCTTCACACCAGATGCACTCAACGGTACACACATCCTGACCATGGTCAAGGGTGCCAACGGCGCTCTTCTCTCTGGCTCGGCCGGAAACGTTGACGTCACCTTCTCGGTGTCGTCTGCTCTGTCGGTCGACTCCTCCAGCGGTGCAACCGTGACGATTCCCTCCTTCGAGTCTGACTTCGGCGCCACCCCGTCGCCGGTCATCCCGGAGATCGAGATCAAGATCGAGTCTATCTCGATCGTCGCTGAGACCCGCAAGCTCCGCGCGAAGTGGAGCCCTGAGATGGCTCAGGACCTCAACGCGTACCACAGCACGGACGCCGAGGTCGAGCTCACCTCGATCCTCTCGGAGCAGATCGCTCTCGAGATTGATCGCGAGATCCTCAACGACCTGCTCACGCAGGCCAACGGCGCGAACTTCTACTGGAGCCGCTCGCCCGGTCGCTTCGTCAACAAGCGCACCGGCGCCCGCCAGGCTCTCTCGGACTCGCTCCAGATCGGACCTCAGTTCACTGGCACGATTCGTGAGTGGTATGAGTCGCTCATCGAGACCATCATCGACGTGGCGAATGAGATCCACAGGAAGACCCTCCGCGGCTCCGCGAACTTCCTCGTGACCGGCCCCGACGTCTGCACCATCCTCGAGAGCTCGGTCCTCTACAAGCCGAAGTTCTCCATGGACGGTGAGGGACAGGTCGGATCCCCCTTCACCATCGGCGCAGAGGCGATCGGCACCGTGTCGAACCGCTTCACGGTCTACAAGGACCCCTACTTCCCCCGCAACCGCATCCTCGTCGGTTACAAGGGCGGCAGCTACCTCGAGACCGGCTACGTGTACGCCCCGTACGTTCCCCTCATCGTCACCCCGACGATCTTCGCACCCGAGGACTTCACACCCCGCAAGGGCGTGATGACCCGGTACGGCAAGAAGACGGTCCGCTCGGACTTCTACGGAACCGTCACCCTCCTCGACATGCAGGTCATCTGATCAGCGGCTGAGGAAAGAGGCAGGAGGCCGCCGCAAGGCGGCCTTCGCCATTTAAGCGCCCTAAAACATGCGTGAAATGAGTGCGTCTTTCTTCTTGGGGCCGCATATTTACGGGCAACGCAGGAGCATCCCATGGCAGTACGAGTCAGAATCACAGCTAACGGCATCATCGAAGAGCAGGTCACCGACGTCAACCCCACGTCCGAAGTCACCTTCGACGTTCCCGTCACGCTCACCTCAGAAACAAGCACATCTGAGTCAATCGGCACACTTGCAGTGACTTCTCAGCTCCAGCCCAGCGGCTCTACCGTCTTCCCGCTCGCCGCTGCTGTTCAAGTGATCAAAGAGGCACAGGATCCTTCGTGGACTCAGGTTGATGTGTCGGGAAAGACCGTCGTTCCCGTCTCCGCATCGATCACGGGCACGGTCGGCGGATTCACTGTCGTCGGAGCGACCCCAGGACAGATGTGCATCTTCGTGAACACAGGGCCCAAGACCGTGAGGATGGCTCCGCTCGCTGACAGCACTTATCCCAACATCCCGCCCAACATGATGTTTCAGGCGCTCTTCATCGGATCGAATTGGTATAAGATGAGCGGATCTTACTGAGTCTAAGCGCAGCCTGTAAAGGAACGACCATCGGAGACACGCAGAAATTCTCTGTGTATTTCTCCGATGGTCGACCTGTTTGGTTTATCGGAATATTCTAGGACTTGCTCATTCGCGCTTAGAAAGGTCTCAGAGCTGATCTTGTTGCACCTTGCTTTGGCGTCACCGACACGCCGTTGCCGCTCGAGTCTGCGTAAGCACCAGAAACGCTTCGCACATTGAGCAGTAGTTTTGTCCCAGCGACGGAGCTAGGCAGAGAACGACTCGGCGTGAAATCACTTACATACAGAGCGGCTCCAACGACATATCTGAAGCCTGTGATCTGACCCATAAAGAACGTGGAATCAACAGCATTTCCAATCACGCCGTCGGCTGTCTCTGTTGCGATGGCAAAATAGTGTCCTGCGTTATACGCAGCATTGTTTGAATTGTTCGACCCTGCCCCCGAGATGTTAGTTCCATTTCTGTAGGCTTTCACGACTCCCGAGGATCGCACGATCGCATAGTGGACCCAAGTGTTTAGAGTTGCATTGTGCGAACCCAGCGATGTCCCGACGGCGTTGGCTCCCGTGCCCAACCAGTAGTAGAAGTTTCCAGCAGAGAAGCTGACAGCTGCGGTACAGCCCACCGAGTACTTTCCGATCGACCAGATTCTCGCGTTGGTCTGAAGATTTTCCGTTCTCTGCCACCACTCTACCGTAAGGTCACCTGTTCCTGGCGCAAACGATGCAGAGTTTTCGACGAGAGAAAAATCGTTCGTACCGTCAAACGACATCGAACCGGCAAGCGGAGAAGAGAATCCACTGCCGAACCCAACGCTGCCAAGCTCGCTGCTCCCCCAGTCTTGGTTGAAACCGCAGTCACCCATGGTCGTTTCAGCCGACGCCCGGGAAGCCGCTGGATGCAGAGATCGGAGTCAACATGCTCGATGGAATCGTCGTCAGACCGCACACTAGCGAGAAGCTGGTCGTTCCTCCGCCGGCTCCCGACAGGAACAGACGATCAGACCTCAGATCAGCAGAGAAAGACTCAGATCCGCTGAGGATGAAGAAGTTGGAGTTTGATGGCTTGAGGCCGTTGGCAGTAAATGCAACAGCCAATGTTCCCGCTGCAGAGGTGTTTCTCACCACAATGAATTTGGAGATGTATCCGAACGGGATCTCCACTGTGCTGCCCTGAGCCACTGTCGATGATGTGACGAACGGCGTTGATGAAATTTGATAGGCGCTGACGTAGCCTTCGCCCTGCATCGGATAGTTTAGCATTTGTTGAACACCTCAGACACGTAATTATCGCTCTGCGGTACTTGTGATGCCTGTGGGAGTTTTTCTCGAATCGTACTAAATTCTTTCATACTTACACTCTAGAGGTGTCCCACATGCGTCGAACAGATGAGGCAAAGTTGAGAAGAGTCATTGCGAAGGCAGTTCGTTCTATGCTGCGCGAAGAGAAGCTCAGCTGGGGTTCTAACTACGAACAGTTCGTAGCGGCTATTTCTCACAATGCAGACGATCCCAAGGTCAAGGCATTTCTCGGTGGAGGTCTCAAGGACGGCGCAGATGCTTCTGACGACAAGTTCACCTTTCAGGACGGTGCCATCGACGTGTCAAAGCTTGTTCCCACGCAGAACGAGATCGACATCAACGGCTCTCTCAAATGGGCAATCAAGGATCCCAAGACGTTTTGCAACTATGTGACATCCGATGGTCCCTTCTCACCAGGCGGAAAGATCGTCATCTTCAACGGTCACTACGTCATCGATGGTCACCACCGCTGGTCGCAGGTCTACTGCTGCAATAAGAATGCCAAGATCGAGGCCACCAACGCTCAGATCGAGGGAGTCGAGCCGCTCGACGTGCTCAAAGCTATGCAAGCTTCCATCGCTCTTCAGCTTGGCAAAGTCCCAACCGCCAGCGTCCAGGGGACGAACCTGCTCCAAGTCGACAAGGGCGTTCTTGACTCATACCTCGACAAGAACCTCTCTGATCAGTTCGTGAAGGGAGTGGCGTCAAACAGCGACGCTGTGTCGAAGATGAAGTCCGCAACAGGATCTGTCACGGGTGAGGCTGATGAGGCTGCGCCTGAGGAAGGAAGCGATTCCGGAGACGTCAAGGAACTGATCAAGGCATACATCTGGTCCAACGTCGAGCAGATGCGCCAGACCTCGCAGCCCATCGAGGGCGCCCCCAAGAGAGACTACATGCCCCAGACAGATGATGCCAAGGGAGATGCCGACTGGAAGATCCCACTTGCTAAGGGCGAGGTCGACGTCAAGTCGCCCCACTTCGGCAGCAAGAAAGAAGAGGGAAGAGCACCCCTCAATCACCCGATCTTGGAGCGCTGGCAGAAGCTGTCAGGCATCATTAAGGGCTGACCAAGCTCATTCAGAAAAATCGTGAGAAAATCTCCTTAGGTCAATCCGGGAGATTTTCTTGCATTTGTCATGCGAACAGAAAGTTCGTAGATGACAATTTGTCTTGAACAATGACTCTGGGTGTCGTACGATGATTATCAACAGACAGAGCCACCAAATTGACTCTGAGGAGAGACATCAGCATGGCACGAAAGAACTACGTTCCGTCGAACCGCAACGCCGTGATCCGCTCGCGTGAGGATCGCACTGGCAAGACTCGCACCGAGACCCATCGTCGCGATTCGGGCGTGGACGTCGCAATCAGCACGAACCCGAAGACCAACTCGACGAACCTCTTCGTCGACCTGCCCGACGGCAACACCTTCGTCGCCGACGGCCGCACTGCTCGCACGATCTACCGAGTTCTGCAGGCGCACTACTCGGCGACCGGCAAGACCTTCTGAGGTCACCCCACAATTAGGGAATAGGGCAGCAGGAGCATTGCTCCTCGCTGCCTTGTCCTGTTAGGAGGACTCGAACATGAAGCTTACCAAGCGTCAGGCGCTCGCGGCATACGTTGCGTTGGCAAAGGCAGATACATACGATGACGAATCGGAATTTTTGCGCAACGAACTTGCCGAGTTCCTCACGATCGAAGAATCATCCGAAGATTCCGACGCAGATGATGATGATGAGTCCTACGAAGATGAGTCTGACGAGGAATCTTACGATGACGAAGAAGATCTCGACGACGACTCCGACGAGGATGGCGTCTGCTCCTGTCCTGAGTGTTACGGCTGCGACGCCGACAGCGAGGAAGATGAGGACAGCTCCAAGCCTGCAACAACCTACTACAATGTCGTATCGTCCACTCAGCTCCTCAATTTGAGACCCATGAAGGTCCTCAATGAGGACGGCGAATCAGGACACCTGTCATTCTCGGCAGACGAAGACGGTGTTTATGCGCTTTTCGACATTGATGCAAGAGACACGCCTATCACAAAGATTGCCGTGTCGCTTGCTGACAAGCAGATCGAGATCAGACTGCAGGACAGCTGGGAGGTGTACAGCTACACGAAGTTTCCCAAGAGCTGGGCAGATCTCCTTGGCACGAACGCGGAGTACGTAGTCTTTGGCATCCAGAACGACGAGGAGGAAGACGATGAGTAAGAAGAAGAAGTATGTCGAGGTCGAGACGCAGTTCTCTCTATCGAGATCACAAGTATTGTCGCTTTATACTCTCATGACCACGGCTGCATCTTCGCTTCGACGGGTCGATGAGGACTTGAGCGACGAGATTCGCAAGAACGCTCTCTATGAGATGTTCGAAGATTTTCTGTCCACCCCCACAGCACCGATGGATCCTGTGGTGCGTAGCATTGAGAGATCGATTCGTAAGGCTGCTGACTTGGCCTTTGCATCTCCTAATAAGATTGCAAAGTCGAAGACGAGACCTTCAATGGTTGACGAGAACACCTATGCGCAGGCAGTGGTAGCTGAGGCTGATGATGCAACCCGGGTCAAAGCTGCAGAAGAAGAGACACTCAAACAGTGGCAGGATAAGCAATGATCACATTTGAGCTCACTGACAGAGAGGCACTTGTTCTTCTGGAGATTCTGGCAGGAGTCGCTGCTGCTGAACGCATCGTCGTTCCCAAGGATTCAGAGAAGAATCGCCATGTCCATGCTAAGATTCGCAAGGTGATTGAGGATCAGCTCTGTTACAATCAAGAGGCGCTCGACCTCGAGGTCGGCCGAGACATTGGTCGATACATCGAGAGTCAAGCAAATCCCGAAAAAGCCCGACATGTCTCTGTCAGCACAGTCGTCGCCGACGTGGTCGAAGCAGCCGCAGCCAAAGCCAAGATCCAGGATCAGCTTTCTGCTCGGTCTTATGAAGAGATCATAGCTGAACTCGAGAAAATGAAGGCCGAACAGACTCGCGACGCAGCCATTTCTCAAATGGATTCAGATCTTGAGCGGCCTTCAGATTTGAAGCAGCTTCATCTGCCATTCGACAAGAAGAACAAGTGACAGCTCGGGCCTACGTAGGCCCATACGGGGGTGACAGGATTCGACAGAGCGACGACGTTTTACTCTGCAAGCTCCAGTGCACGAGGGTCTGGAACAAAAACCCATGTGACGTACAAACGCCAACGACAACGGTGTTGCTCCTCTCGCCATCGCGGCCTGAGGAATGGGGTCCTAGCACCTAGAAACAGAACGCTAGGAAAACGCCGGGGAACCAGGCGTAATCTGGAACACGTCGAAGCGCTGGACGTAAAACGAAGTGCCGTCCGTGGTAGTCTTGGACGCTAAAGTTCGACTGTCTAGACCTTCCCGAGGTCGAGCACCAAGAGGGACAAGCTTGTGGATGAGGAGTAAAATGAGGCGTTTTGGACTTGGGTTCAACTCCCAACACCTCCACTATTTTTGACACCTCCACCATACTTAGATCATGTACAAATGTGATGAGTGTGGTGGAGAGTACGAGACATGGCAAGCAAAGGCCAACCACGTTCGATGGAAACATAAGCCTACGCAATACACTGAAGACGGGCTTCGTCGTTTGCGTGAGTCTGTCAAGCAGACCAACAATAGGATTCATGGTCCAAAGTCAGAAGTCACAGAAGATCGCACCTGCTTGTGCGGCAAGAAATTCTCTGTGACATTCTCACCTGAGCGTAGAACTTACATTCGAAAGACGTGCTCAAAGGAGTGCGCTTCTCGACATCCTCAGACGCAAGAGACAAATGACAAGAGGAGCCGAAAGCTGAAAGAGCTCTTTCGAACGAATCCTGAGTCATTTGAAAATTGGATGCGAGCAGGATATGATGCTAAAGGTTCTCGTTTTTCGTCCAAAGCTGAGAGAGCGCTAGGCGAAGCTCTTCGACCATATGGGTATCGACGTCATCAGCTGATCAAGACTGGCGACATCAAGTTCGATGTAGACATTGTCTCAGAGGACATGACAGTGTGGGTCGAATCTGACGGAGAGTACCACTTCAGAAAAGTGCACGAAGGACATAACTTTGACGCAACGAGACTGAGAGATCAGATAGAAGAAGCAGAGGCAGTGTTTCGAAAAGTCTTGCTTGTCCGAGTCAACAATCAAACAACGACGATCGATGAGCAAGTCGCTTTTGTTATGACGTCTGTTGCGTCCTGGGATAGAGTAGAAGGAAAGATCGTCAAGCTGGGCTTCGATGATCTTTAGCGAGAGGATTAACATGTCTGCAACAAGCGAGAAGCTGTACGAAAAAATTCGAACTCTTGAGGAGTCCATCGCGAAGGCCTATGCTCGTCACGACGATGCTCTTGTCGCTGATCTGAGAGCTGAGCTGTCGTCTTGCAAGGCACAGCTCGCCGAAGCCAACCAGTCGCTCTCCGAAGGCAAGGTTCTCAAGGGATGAACATCGAAGCACAGAGAGTCAATCTCTACGAGCCCCTTATCGCTGATCGCCGAGGACCTGCTCCATTGGCTCTTCGGGTCGGCACGTATCCCCAGGCAGGATACAGCCCAGTCGGTTCAGTCACAGCAGGCTTGGTGGTCGAGAACTATGTGAGATTGTCAGCCCTGCCAGAGGAGCTACGAGCAAAAGTAGAGCTCGCAGTTCAGGCGCTCATTGCAGGAATGTGACCCCTACTTAGGGTCATGCCTCGTCGGCGAACCGACTCACAGATTGTCAATTCTAAAATCGGAACCTCATTGGGCGGCGCTATGCCCGGAGGTACGAGAGACTCAAGAAAGCATCTCGTCGGTGATAGTGATGAACCCGTCGATGGACCAGAGCTAGATGAGGCTCTGCTGAGAGAGCTCATTGCACAAGTGATTCGCTTGCTGTAGCTTGCTCCTATTTACGGGCATGCCCAGCTTTGTGCAGACTATTGCTCCGACCTCGTTCGGATTCTTCGATTCTGACCCTGCCTTTCAGGCGGAGGCCGACTCGATGGTTACCTTCGTCAGACGAATGTTGGGCGGAGATGTCCTGTCGGTTGAGCTCACGACGCACACAATCTGGACCTGCTTCGAGTTGGCGTGTTGCGAGTACAGCAGGCTCGTGCACGAGACGAAAATCACGTCAGAGCTCACCAACATGCTTGGTCTCCCGACGTCGTCTTCTCTCACGAACAAGTATCCACGTCAGACGCTGGAGTATCTTCTGAGAATGGCAGATCCGTACGCAACTGAAGCGTACGTCGGAGGTTCATTCAACGGAACGATGGGATACTTCAATGTGGAGTGGGGACGTCAGGATTACGACATCTACACAGAACTTCTGGATGTTAATACCAACACACCCGTCTACGACTCTTTGCCGTCTGGCTCTAAGGGCAAGCTGAAGATCGTGGAATTGTTTCACTTTTCTCCCTTCGCTGCTCAGCAGACTCTTCTCAATGCGTCCAACATCACCAACTTTCTAGCGACAAACTTCAACTACGAGTCGTACGTCAACTCGACGATCTTCTACGTTTTGCCCGTCTTTGAGGATGTTCTGCGTCGAGGCATGTTGGAGACAGCGACAAGAGTTCGCCGCTCTCACTACTCATACCAGATCTTGGGCAGCAAGCTGCGCATCTTTCCCATTCCTGCAGTCGATGCAAGCGTTGGAAAGATGTACTGCAAAGTCATGCCGCCTCATGATCCCCTGAATCCGTCTGCCTACGGCGACGACTCCGTCAACGGTATCTCGGGACCTGCTCAGGTGCCTCTCGACAACATTCCATACTCGACGATCAACCAGCCTGGCAGGCAATGGATTCGTCAGTACACTCTGGCTCTTGCCATGATTCGTCTTGGAATCATTCGCTCCAAGATGAAGAACATGCCCATTCCCAACGCAGATCTCCAGCTAGACGGAGACGACTTGAAGGCGATGGGCAAGGAAGATCGAGAGAAGCTGGAGACAAATCTCAAGGAGTTCTTGGCGAATCTCACGCACCAGAAGCTGCTTGAGACGAATGCCAACGCAGCAGAGAATCTCAATAAGCAGCTGAGATACACTGCTATGCCCTTGGGCAAGGCCATCACCATCGGATGATCAAATGAGCACTCGTCTTCTGAGAGAGTATGTCAGACACGTGATGAGTGAGTCATCTCATTCTACATTGTGCGCTTTTGACTTTGATAACACGCTTTGTGCCACTGATGCTACGAAGTTCGAGGAGTTCTTGAAGCCTCTCAAGAATCCTAAGCCTCTTCCCACGCTTTCGATACTTCGACAAAGACTGCGCGCAGGTGCCACATGCATCGTTCTAACTGCCCGACCCGCGATTGGTCTTGATCCAATCACGCAGTTCTTTGAGGCAATGGGTATCAAGGGTGTGGAGCTCGTGGGTGTGGGAAGCAGCGCTGCAAAGAAGAAGTCTCAATACATCGCTTCAGTGCTTGACAGCACTCACTATGAACGCGTGGAATTCTACGACGACCTCCCGCAGAATGTGGCTGCGGTCCAATCCCTGCAGGATTCCTATCCCGATACTGAGATCGTGTCGACGGTCGTCTAAACGCTCACGCTCTCCTAGTTACTAGCGCCATGTCGCGCATCTTCATCACTCAGCGGGAGCTAAACTTCATTGCTGACATCACAAAAGAGTACGTCAAGGACGTTCTCGGAAACAAGATCTACCTCTATCCGATCTCCGAGCTGAAGACTAAGGCGCATGACGTCTACAACGAAGCTCTTCAGAAGGTGTATGACAATCCGATTGCGATCGATGCAGTCGTAGATGCTCAGTACCAGCAAGACACCAAGATTGACAAATTCGGAGTCGACAATCAGTACAAGCTGGAGGTCTTTCTTCAGTATAGAGACTTGGTCGACAAGGGCATCGAGGTGATGATTGGAGACGTCTTCTCCTTCAGCGACATCTTCTATGAGGTGACTAACGTCACAGTCATCAAGAACATCTTTGGTCTCCCTGAACACAGAGCTGGTGTCAAGATTGTTGGAACGAAAGCGCGTCAAGGTCTATTTGATGCGCCTCTCATTGGTCCCACTGATTACGCTCGAACAGACGCAGATGCTGTCCAGAACACATTTGTTCAGCAGCGGGGCGAAGCCACAGACCCATACGGAAATCCTACGGGAGACTTCAGAGAGCTTATTAAGAACGGAGCTCTAGATCCTGCTATGTCTGGTCCTCGTGAAGTGTCTCCCAAGGGCGACCACGAGAATGTTGGATCTTCTTTTTACGACGAAGACGAGTGACCCATGCCCACCCGATATTTTTCTCGAGGTCAAAGCAACCAACTGCAGCCGCCGCTGCCCACAGGCTATGAGGTCGGTTCAGGCCCTCACGATCTGTACATACCTCCGGTCGGTCTTACAGACGTCGACCGTGCTCTATTCAATCTTTTCAAGGACGAGATTTCACCCGTCGTCGCCGACAAGGGGCCGGGCGCGGAGAAGAAAGTCCCAATCATTTTCGCTTCGGCAGAGAAGTGGGCCATGTTCAAAAAGCAGAGAGGCGTCCGAGACAGGAATGACTCTCTCATCATTCCTCTGATCACCATTGTGCGCACCGACGTGAGTCAGGACATTTCGTCTGACGTTACCGGCCGCGGAATCAACCAACAGACAGGAGAGCTGGTGGTCAGAAGAAAACTTGATAAATCAGACCGTGGTTACCAAGCCCTGATTAATCGATTTCTTCTGAGGAACCAACCAAACGTCGCAGTGCCATCTGTTCAGTCGACGCAAGAGTCTCTGGCAACAGAGCGACAAGTGGGCGACCTGGCCGATCCTTCTTACGATCGACAGGGCGGACCTTACTTGGAGTCCAACATCACGAACAACATCGTGGAGACCATCGTGGTGCCCTCCCCACAGTTCTACACTGTGAAGTACGAGGTCACGATCTGGACGCAGTTCATCCAGCACTCCAACCAGATCATCGAGAAGATCGTGTCTTCTTACCTCCCGCAGGGTCAATGCTGGCGCCTCGACACGCCCGCCGGCTACTGGTTTGTTGCCTCTGTCGACGGTGGAGCCTTTGCTTCAGAAAACAACTTCGACGACATGTCACAGCAGGAGAAGTTCATCAAGCACACGTTCTCTGTCGTAGTTCCTGCTTATTTCTTTATTCCGCGTTTGCCCGGAACTCCCATTCCTGTCAAACGATACGTGTCGTCTCCGACGATCACATTTGACGTAGATCCTTCGTCCGAGAACGAGCTCGAGGTCACTTGCGCTGATCCGACAGACACTTCTGATCCTACTCTTCCAATGACGTCTTTGTTGTCGCCCAGAAAAATCAAGGTTGTCGCATCGAGAAAGACGTGCGAGACCGTGTTCACTGGCGCTCAACTGCAGGGACTTGAAATTGTGATTGTTGGAAAGTGATTCGTGGAATTTCGTGTGATACTTATCGGAGAACGCGAAGTCAAGGAGATATGTAATGTCAGAGCAGACCTTCAAGTCGCCGAATTTCTACGAGCGTGAGATCGACCTATCGGCGCCCACCACGAAGGGCCCCGTCGGCGTCCCCGCGGCCGTCATCGGCACATCCAACAAGGGTCCGGCATTCGTCCCGTACACGGTGGCTAACTTCAGCGAATTCGCTGATAAGTTTGGCGGTCTGGATCCGAAGCACTACGGTCCCTATGCCGCGAATGAATACCTGAAGCACCGGTCTGCTCTCACGTACTTGAGAGTCCTCGGGGCGGGTTCCAATGCCTCGGACGCGGATCTGACGAACACCCAGACAAAGGGAATTGTTAGAAACGCTGGATTTACTCTGGGCGGAACCGCTGCAGGAGACGGACGCCACAAGGGAGTTGTGCAGTTCCTTGTCGCCAACCACACGTTGGGCTCCAAGGAGGCAGCTGGCCTCCCGATGTTCACAGACAACGACACGGTTCAGGGATCTGCAGTCAACCTCGTGCGCGCGGAGATCATGACTCCCAACACGTCAAGAGTGATGATTGCACCCTTCTCCACGTTCTCGGGAGTTCCTTCGCAAGACAGCACGACCGTTTCGTCGGGCAAGTTCAAGCTTGTCATCTCCTCGTCGCTTGGAACTGCCTTCGCTAACGACGACGGCTTTCCGGGAGTCAAGATCTACACAGCGTCATTCGACCCATCCGACAAAGATTACTTCGGAAAGCTGCTCAACACAGATCCCGACAAGTTCTACCAGGCTCAGCACTACCTCCACGCCGACTTCGCAGTGGATGTTGCTGCTGCTTATGTCGACAACGGCGGCGCCTGCGCAATTCTTTCGGGCTCGACGAACGTGTCCACCAACGGAGACAACACGCTCTCTTTCCGCGAAGTCTTCGGTTCGTTCAACACTCGCTACACAGCACCCAAGACGTCGTTCTTCATCTCTCAGCCCTTTGGTAAGACTGAGTACGACCTCTTCAGGTTTGAAGCCATCGACGACGGCGAGTACGCCAACCAGCTCTACAAGGTTTCTATCTCGAACATCCGAGCTTCGACGAACAACGCGAACAAGTACGGAACATTCAACGTTCAGATCAGGGCATGGGACGACACTGACACGTCGCTCAATGTTATTGAGCAGTTCTCAAACTGCACGCTTGACCCAGCGTCTCCCAACTACGTGGCGAAGATGATTGGAGATCGCAAGGTCTTCTTCAACTTTGACACTGTGGATCCTGGTGAAAAGCGTCTCGTGGCGACTGGCAAGTACGACAACAAGTCGCGCTACGTCAGAATTGTCATGGCCGATGCAGTGGAGAAGAAGCTCGTTCCTTCTGACGCTCTTCCCTTTGGATTCCGAGGTCCTGAGCACTTGAACGTCAACCCGAGCATGAAGGTCACTGATGTTCTTCCTGCATCTTCGGCTCGCCTCGGCGGAGTCCTCTCTGGCGCCGGCCTTGCTCTGACCAGCTCCTTCTTTCCTCCTGTTCCCATGAGATTCAAGGTGACACGGGGTGAGGTCTCTTCGACTGCACCTTGGGCAGGAGCTCCTGGAGCATCTGAGCAGGCGAACGTTGCCTATTACTGGGGTGTCAAATTTGAGCGAGGTTCTACCTCGT